CCTAACTGACCGTCTTCCCCGAGCTGTCCAAATATTGACTCGAAGAATTGCTTCTGTTCAGGACTCATTGTATCCATCTTCTCGAAATCTGTCCCGAATAAGAAGTCCATTAAACCTTTAGGAGCGAATTTGTTCATCGCTGCGCCGCCTAAAGCTCCTCCGCTCGCGTATGCTAGTCCTGACTGGAAACTCATCTTTAACTCCTTAGTTTTTAACCCTTTGTATATTCAAATACTACTGTTGTATCAGTATAACTTGAATAATCTGCTCCGGTTGTTATCTTTATATCAGTCTGATCTGCTTCCAGACTAACATTATTAGCCAATGTTGGGCTAGCAAAAGGTAAAGGGATAAATTTAATGCCGCTAGGGTTAGAAGCTGCTCCATATAACCTAGTTACCCTTGATATTGAGTTGATAGTCACATTGTGAGGAACCCTTTTAGACGTGTTGTTTGGGAGAGCTCCAAAATTTATCACCATGCGATATGTGTTTCTGTTGTTTTGGGGATCGTCTGCATTGAAATACTGCTGGTAAGTGGCGGCTTCCTGCAATAAATACAGAGCGCCCTCTTTTGTGTTAATTGTGTCGATTACTTTTTTATGCTCACGGTCAAATATCTCGGAGAATTCTTCATAACTCTCCGGAAGATCGAAATCGCTAACTTGGTTAGATACTAGAGGTGCGTCGCTGCTAAATCCCATAGTTGCTTACAAAGGTAAGCGCCCTCCTTTTTTTACCCAAAGCATCATTGCGTTAAGTACAAATTCCTTATCGAGAATCGTGCGATCGTTCATTTGGGTATCTGAATAACTGATTTCCAACGATATAAATTGTCCGAAAAACGTAGAGAAGAAGCGATTCCAAGTAATATTTGAATTCTGCGTTGAGTAAAGAGGATTTTGTTGAGTCCTCATATTTTGCTGACCCACAAGAAGGTTCCCCTGCTCTTCTACAGTCGTATCGCCATATAGCTTTATATTTACTACTCCAGTCGTCGTTTGGTCAGTAAGGAAGTCTACGTAACCTAGTTTCACCTGCGACCCTTCCTGTGTGAAAGGGTTGAAATCCTTGGTTACGATCTTCATCTTTGGGAGTAGCGTTACTACACCGCTTCCGATGTATGTTCCCGTCCCTGTGGCAGGTGTGTAGGAAAAATCATCATCGTAGCTGCTTGTTGTCGTGTTCCATTTCTCTAGTGCGAAGACGTCCACATTATATGTCCCGTTCATCCTTACTCTATAGGTTTGGTCGTTTAGATCTGTTGTTACGTCGGAAGAATCTGAAGTGTCAATGAAATCCATTCCCTGCAGGTAGATAATATCCCCGTCCGAGAGGTTGTGGTTTTTTACTGTGAGCGTAGGAGGAGTTACCGTTCTATCCATAGACGTTACTGAAAGGGATTTGTCGTCGAAAGACTGATATCCGTACTTATGGATAAAGCCTTCCTGATTTCCGCTAATCACAAAAGGGAACTCTTTCAGCTGTTGGGGATCGTCCCAAGAAATAGACTCATCTTTCCAGAAAACATCGGTTGAATCCCAAGTAATCCCATTAATATCTTCGTATGTACCATAGGCCGTAACGTTATTTCTGAAGGTGGCGAATGTATCGTTTCTGTAGTTGTATAGGAGCGTTTTGTTAGGGAATTTTTGAAGGTTATCTGTGTCAGCTCCGTCATTATATGCCCAATACACTAGCTCTTTCTTAAAGTCTCTTACGCCTTGAACTCTTTGCTTTCCTTGCATGTCATTTCTTATAGAAAAAACCTGATCGGGTATTTTCAGATCAATCCTTTGAACATTTTGAGCAGTAGATGATATAATCGCCCTATTTCCAACGCCAAGTACTCCTTCGTCAAAGAGAATCGATGAGAATTGACTTTCTGATCCGAAGTCTGATGATATTCTTTCCCAAACAAAAGGTAGGCCGTAATCACCTACGTACCGAACTTGCCAGGTGGATCTTTCAAAGAAAGCTATTAGCGTATTCTTAAAGAATATAGTTGATATAATCTCTTCATTCGTAGGGGCGTCTATAAACCCACCTTTCCCAAACGTTGTTGAAACCCAAGCTCCTGTCTGATCAGGATCCCCAACCTGTGAAAACCTCAGTCTATTATAATAATTCTTCGCAGCTCCTCTTGTAGCACCCTCCCATGTATCGAAAGCAAGAAGCCTTCCATAATATGGGATCAGAATCCGGGCTGAGAACATGAAGGAGGTTTCATACTGGTAGTTTACACTTACAGTGGCATCTTGTGTCATTGCCGGAGATATCGTAAGGGCAACCGCTCCAGTAGTGTAATTTATCGTTCCAGAGTTCGTATTTGGAGAACCTTTTAACACACCGTCCGAAGTTGGGTCGGTAAATATTACATCGCTGTCGACCCCATTACTAACCGTTATTGTAACTGTGTTAGGGATTACAGGTGTATTTGCGGTATTCCCGGCGAAAGCTGTCCAAGGAGTTGTTAAAGTACCCAGTGACTCGTTAGCTGATAAAGTACCCGCTATCGCAGGAGCGAAATCCGTCCAAGTACTTCCATCAGTATATCTCATCGGTGAAAGGGCATCGTTGTTGAAGTTTGTCACATACATCTGTTTAACTGATGCATCTGAACCTCTGTAGTTTGTTCCCCAAAAAAACTCTGAGTCTGAACCATTCCACGTTTGGGCAGCGGCACCTAGAAACTCCGTGTATTTAGTCCCATCAAAAATATATGCATACTTAGTGTCGAATATGACGGTACTTTCGAAGTTAATGTTACCAGTCTCTCTTTGGATAATCCCCATGACTGGTAACGAAGGGAAATAGTTTATGGATGCCGATATCGCAACACCTCCGTCAGCGACTGGAGAAAACTTAAGGTTGATTACACCAGTAACATAATTAACGAAAGAACCTGTGGCGTCTCCCTTCCCAGTGACTGCAAAAGTTCCATCACCTTGATCTGTATATGTAGCGGCATCTGCCCCCCCAATTGTTATAACTAGCGAACCCGGCTCAATCTCTGCATTTTCACCTGTAATCGATATTGTAGTGAACACATCCGCAATATTTGTTGTAGCTCCTGCTGTAGTATTACCTAGTGCCTGGGATGTTAGGACTCGCCTAAGTCTACCCAGGAACTTCAAACCCTCTCGCTTCATGACGCGATCTCTCCATACATAGGCATTCTCTAACGTAGGGAAAGCTTTGTCTGGAAGAAGGAATGATTTCTTATCTTTTTGAAGCCCAACATCTGAGCCAGCAATTAGATAAGGTTGTAAACTACTCATATAGAAGTACCTATAGCATACCAATAACCTATTCTTGCGCTAGAATCTGATGAAACAATTTGAAATTGCGATGCTGTTATTGTTCCATTCTTTACATAAATATTATCTGCCGTCGGGCTGTTTCCGCTTTTTTCCATCGTTACGCAAATTGAATAAGGAGCCGATCCAAATGCCCGAGGGAAAGTTACCGTTGTTGCAGTCCCCTTCATAGCCACATTTGTTACTGATCCGTACTGCATTAACATCGATCCACTAGCAGAAGATCCGGCTAAAAACGTCCAGCCGCCCTTTAGACTCGGTGGCCCAGCTGAATACTCCGTATTTGTTGCACATGTCGCGATAGCTGCGTCAACCCCATTGGCTAAATGGGTTAGCTGGTATTCACTTCCTGTTCCCTCGCCACGTACGAATAACTGAGCTACTCCACCAGTATCATCTTTTACATAAACGCCATTCTCACTAGCAGCTACTGCTGGAGCTGATCCTTGTACTGGCATTTGTAAAAACTTATGTTTCCCTTCCCCGGTATCGTTGAAAGCTTCGTGGTTGATTGCGAAATTGGTTGCTATATCAGCAAAGTTTGTTTGTATTTGTAGTCTTGTTCCACCTAATGTCTGCCCTGACGCTGGCACGCTACTGTCATAACTCATTTCTTACCTCGTTTCTTTTTTGGCTTTGAAAGACCAGCTTCGCTCATAGCAATTGCTAACATCTGAGATTTCTTCTTTACAATCTTTCCTTTTTTGCTCCCACTATGAAGCTTTCCTTCTTTTCCTTCTTTCATAACTTTTTCAATTTTCTTTTTAGCTTTGCTTGATTCTTTAACCACTGTTTGACCCCCAACTTTGATAGGCACCCATATTTTGGGTATTATAAATTGTCGCCATCGTCTGCGACCCGAGTTGCGCATACGTACGAGCCTCGTTAGCTGTGTATCTCTCTTGAAGCATCTTATCCATCATCATAACCCCGTCCATATCTTGACGGTCTTCGAAAATCTTCTTTGCAGCTCCAGATGCTAGCGTCTCCCACCAACCGAGTAATTCTGGTCTACCCGTGAGGGTCGGTGCGTCTGGGTTTGTGGTCCCTAAAAGAGCTTCAGAAGGGCGCCGGTATGCGACTAGTTCAATGGTGTATCCCTTGTCTGGAACCGGTCTCACTGTTATCTGGTTTTGCCAGAATAGAACGGCTTGCGGTCTGTTCGGATTTGCTGGCTTGTAGGAGATGTTAATATCGTTTCCTGAGTCAATAGCTGAAGTAAATACCAGACCGGTAATAGCACCCGTTGCATAGGCGATTGTTCCTGCGGAAGCATCCCCGATTAAATTCCCCGCCCCATCGTCTGTTACATTGAGTGTTGTAGTGCCCGAGTTGGCTGTAATTAGTATGTTTTGAACCCTCTGCGGATTCGGCTCAGTGAAAGCAGGTGGGAAAGATGCTGGGAATGTACTGGAACTTGGCTCTAGTGTCTGGGCTGCTGGGTTATTGTTCACACTCTTTATTACAGGGAAATCTTGCACGGTTCCCGCATAAGCACCCGTTGTTCCGTCACCTGTATCTAAAAGCTCCTGGATCTGCCAGTTGAAGAATAGGGAGTAGAACGGCCAAGGAGATGTATAGAGTGGGGTTAGCCTCTTATCGATGAATACGGGGGATTCGACGGTCTCATAATGATCGTAATCGAAGGCGTAGGTATCCACGTTCTGAATAGTGTTTATCGTTACCGTGTTCTTGAGCTGTAGCGAGCGGAATTCTGAGGGGAAGTCATACAGGTAAAAAGAATTGATGTAATCGATTATGTTAGCATCGGTTAACTGGAGAGAATTGCCGGTACCCGTCAGCTTTCTCACCTTGGTTATGATATCACTTAATGTAGCCGTAGTCATAATACTCTCCAGTTATCCTTAATTTAAAACATTTCTACTGGTGTGAACCTAATTCTTGAATTAGTCTCGAAAGTTGAAGGTAAACCCCTATCAGGAAGCATGTTTCCCATCACTGACCCTTCACTCATTCCAAAGTTTCTAATCTTCTTCACAGTGTTATTAATGTGCTTCACTATTCCCATGGG